AACAACGATCGAAAGAGATTATTGGCCCGACCGAAAACGGTCGCAACCTAAAGAGTTTCTGCTAGCCCCAGGGAAACCACAAACGGTTCGCGCCTACCACTTTCGTCTTTGGCAGTAACGACAGCGGTCGGGATCAGATCCAGACGTCTCAGAACAAGTTGGAACAGTGGTAACTTCAAAATTCGCGCGCGCGCCAAAAAGGATACCAGTATCCTGTTTGAAGTATCTGCCACATACCAATTGCATGCCAAGTCATGAGGCTATATGACTAGGCAATAATGACTCGAAGACAGGTAAATGACAGCAGCATAAACGTTTATTAACAATACTGTACAGGTGTGTAACCTTCAAGCATTGAACAAGTTTCAAGTATCAGTATGCCAAGAATAAAGTGCAAGTGCCAAAGTCAAGAATTCACAATTCACATTATATAATTCAACATTCACATGTATATTCAGGCCCGTCGCCTCCGTTTGGCCACAGTAGTATTGGAGGATCTACGTTTTCTGAAATTCACAGTTTTTGGAACAGAACGCTGTGCAAGACCACTTTGATACAAAAATTTGCGGCCTAAAGGAAATTGATCAAGCTGCTCCGACATTCGCTCACTGAGGTCTACATCCCAAAAACGTAAATCTTTGTAAGGATCAGTAGGAGTGGGTGGGGGCACGTTATCAGGACATTTTGTTGCTAATGATTCAATAAATCTATACTTGTCCTCTATAGCATTTGCAGGAGGTTGAGAAACTGTTAACTGCCAGGAATCGATAATTGTTGGATCCATATTATGCAAAAATGCTAAATTTTCAGGTGTTAGTTTTACCTTACAAAGCTGAACTATAAAGGATAACTCATATTCCTCCACATGGCGAGTATACTCATTATAATCTGCGCTATCATAAGTCTCAGGGGTTGCTTTGTTAAGAACATTTATATTCATCGTGGTTCCTCTGGTATTATCAGCTACAGTTACAAATAACTCATTTCTCCAACAGATACCATTGTTCTGTCCTTGAGAACGTTGTAACCAATAGGGCCTATTAAAAATTTGCACATCAGAGGACACTAAAGATCCACTGGGAGCTACAAAATAATTATCTGTAGCAATAGTATTTTGGGGTTGCTCGGCTTTAGCAGCAATATATGCACTGGTAGGGACTTTCTCTTTTTCACTAACAATTCCAGCATGTGTAAATACATGCCTTAAATACATTTGTTCTCTGCGAGCAAAGAAAAACAGAGAATTACCATGTACTTCCTGTCCCATTTTAATATAATCTGGATATTTGCAGACAGTGCCTGCAATATCCAAAGGAGCATCTGCTTTGTTTGCTTGCAAAGAACCAAAGTCCATAGCACCTAGACCTATGTCAAACATATCACCATCCTCAATAACTGTGTTAACTAATTCTATAGGAGGACAATCTCCAAGCTGAAACTGTGTTCCTGCACAGCGTCGAGCTATTGACCAGTGTTCCCCAGTGGCTGGTGTACAGCCAATTAGAAACATTTGGGTTTGTTTTGCATCAAAAGCAACATTTTGCCTATTATCACCAGTTGCATGTGTATTATTATATCTGCTAGGATTTTCAGCATCATCAAACCTATTTAATAATGGATTGCCTGAAATACCCACACCTAATGGTTGACCCCTACCGATTTCTATGCCTCTAAGACCCCAAACTAGTCTCTCAGTTTCTGGGTCAAAAATATCCTTATCTCCAAAGGCAAATCGGTTAGGATCTGGAAATCTAACACGAAAGACTCTATACTGATTTGGAGAAACTTTAGGCACAGTCATAGTGTTATCATTTGCACGGGTAACCTCATAGAGCGGGTGTCCCACAATGAGCAGTCGATCACTGGTAGCGTGATAGAAGATGTTGGTGCGAGACACATAATCATCGCTGCTTAGAATCTTGGTGATCGGTTGGGTAGGAAGGTAAAACTTATTCTGGGCAGGAAGCCAAACAGCCATCTGTAAAATATCAAATATGAACTAATTTGCGACGTTTACGCAAACTTGGATGTAAATCATAATCCCCTGTTGAATTATCTAAATGTATAATAATTAATGGAATGTCAAGATCAGTAGGATTTATAGTAGGTGATCCAACACTAGCAGTTGGACTATAGATATCAACACCAGCATTTATAGGACCTAATGGAGGCCTGCGGGGTCTAAAGGGAATATCAATAACAGTTGGCCGACCTCTGACGTCTGATATTTGTAATTGCAAGGAAGAACCTACAGGTTCATACATATCTAACAAATGTTCATCTGAATAAGTCTCAGACTGAAGTGAAACAATATCATAACTATCTATAGATGGTGCTGGTTCAATGAATGAATGTTCTGCTTCAATAGGATCCGATGCAGCAAGAGAACTTTGCACCACAGTCTCGCCAGAAGCTTCACCCAGTGTTTGTAACTCAATGCCATCATTTGAGGAGATAGAGCTAATATCCATATAAAAGTGTGATTGAGCACCTATAGTAACACCACTTCTGGTACTTATAGTGGCTCTGCGTCCCAGGCGGCTTAGGCGCATGCGGCCATCAGGGGCACGACTGTATGTTGGTCTGCTTAAATAAACAATGTCTCTAAAATCCTGATCAGGAGCATTTAAAATATCTTCTAAATCTTGTTCAAAAATCAAAGAAACACTCCTTTCAAATGCAGGATTCTCAAAAGTAACTAAGGAAGCAGGCCTTGTGATAAATTCAGGTGCAGTAACTGGCACTTGTTCATAATAGCGTCTATTATAGAAACGTGTAGGCCTTTCCTGTACTTGTGTGGTTCTTGGTGTACTAGTTGTGAACTCAGTTTCAAGCTCACCTTCAGTAGATATAGGTCCCATATCAAAATTAACTAGTGGTATTTCTTGTCCTACTATTTGACCCGGCGTATCTACATCTATAAAAATATTATCAGATGCTGAAGCTTCACCTGATGCTATGTCTGCACTAGCTGTGATCCTGAATAAAGGATTATTGTATTGGGAACGTGTGATTGTACGTGCAGCAGGACTTTCTTGTGGAATATGAAGAACAGCTGAACTAGATTCATCAGTAGTAGGTGCCGGTATTTGTGGAGTATCAGATATGGGATGCACTTCAGCCACTACTTCCACTGTTGTGGCTGGAATATCTTCTAGTTCAATGACTGAGGGCCCTAAAGGATCCAATGAATCTATAGGTAATATATCCCTTGGTCCTACAGTCTCCACAGGTACTGTTGGTCTTACAGGTGTACTTCTGCCACCAACTCGCACCGCACCACTGTCCCCTAGAGGTGTATAACCATACCGGCCACCCCCACCCTTGCCAGTACCAATACCCAAACCTCCCAGGAATATTCCCAAACTCCCATATTGTAAAATCTTGTCAGCAACTGTTGTTTGTTCAATTTTATTTTGTATATCAGGGGGGCAATTGTTTGCAACCTTACAAGCAGGATAAATATCTTGTGGAGCAGCTCGTCGTTTACGTACTCTTAACATGATTACAAAATATACCCCAACACCCACCCTTAGGAACCGTCAAATGCCCCTAAAATAACAGAAACAGATTTAGGCACCACCACCTTATCTAAAAATCGGTCACGTTGTTCTGTTGATATAAAACGCACCAGCATACGTGCATGACCTACTCTATCTGTGCATTTATTATGTACCCAATGCCATGTAGTACTGATACTTTCAAAGTCAGATGAATTTGAAGCTTTAATCCTATACCTTAAGCACTTAAGTTGATTAGGGCCCCCCTTCAGACAAATTATGGGTGGATCCCGAGCCTCCTGTATAAGTCTTCGAAGTCTTGATTGACCTCCCTTTGGAGGCGACCTAGTTGATGTTCCAACGTCTCCCGGAGAAATGAATGCCACCCGTTCTCCACTACCGGCAGAGGCTCTGGCCGATTCTCCTTCTCCTCGTCTGAGGGTGGTATCTCTGGGACTTCTGGACCTTCTTCGTCCGTAGGGCCGTCGCTTGCGAACAGCCGGCGATTTCGGGTGGTGTCTCGACCCCTTCGTCTCTGCTTTTCTGGCAGTTTGGGTGGATTGTCCTTGGGTGGCTGGGTTGGTGTCTGTAGGAGACCCAGAAGTCCGTAGTGGGGAGCTATTGACAGGAGACATAACATTTGTGAACCTTTTACCCTCATATTGAACAGTATATCGACCTGTTTTGCTATATCGATTGGCCTCTTCTTGAAAGTCAACATAGTAGTTTTTGACACCATCATATTCTAAATAAAACACACCATGAACATCTACATCACTAGCTGCTTTTCTCCATCTGTTATCACCGTTTTGATAATATATATGGCGCCATACAGTATGTCTGGTGCTATTATTGGGATCCTCATCATAGATTACCTCAATTGTTTGCCCTCCCTTTTTGAATGTATGATCTGGTGGTGCTAAAAAGATTTCTCTGCTAGTATCTTGTAAAGACCACTGTTCAGAACCATATTGTGAGTCTCTGAGGCCACTAAGATAAAGAGTCATTTCTATAGCTGTTTTTGCTTTATCCTGGGAAGCTGCAAGGGAAGGCACAACTTGCAGGCCAAGTCGCATTATTCCCTTTTTTCGGGCATAGTGGAATAACACTTGTTCCTGTCTAAGTAGATTCCACTGCATTATCTGATCTTCAATATCTTTACTGTCTTTCTCATATAGAGTTAGAAGCTGCTCTTGTAGCCAGTCTAAGCGGTTGTTGAGGCTTTCCATCACTCTCCTCGTCTTCTTGGTCACTTAAGTCTAACTGGCTCCAAAACCTTTCAAAAAAAGATTTCCAATTGATGTCTGTTAAGGAAAATGCCGGTTGACCATTTTCATCAAATGGAAAAGGTTGTTTAAATTCAAAACATGTTATCCTACTATGTAAATACATCCAACATACATCAGCCTTAACATTTATATTAGAAGTTATCATAAGTGGAGGACATTTTATTTGTTGTGGTGCCTTATGTTTCAGATCTACACAAATAGGATTCCCATCTAAAGCATTTCTCAAAAATAAATCAATATAATCCCATGCTGGTTTTGTTGCATCATCTAATAATGCTATTTTAGTGCTAGCTAGTGGTTGCAACCAAAATTGACTTTTGCTATTTACATAAGATATTACTTTTCCTTTTAATACTCTCAACAAACTCATACAAAACATAGATTTACCAGTATTTGGTGGACCATATATTACAAGACAATTTTTCTTTGGTTTACCACTTAACAATTCCTTAAATGCTATCATGAAACTTATAAATTCTACTTCTTGAAACCTCAAGAACTTTACAATATGTTTCCAGTCACCACCATTTTCAACTTCCTCCAGTCTTTTATAAATCCATGCTGACATAGACATACTACTCATTTCTGCCCTTTTGTAATGACTAACCATTCTAGCACAGTCCTTAACATATTTTGCTTGTGCATTAGAAGCCAAGAATGCTTTTGCATTTTCATCTTCTTCTGCTAAAATAGCATAATAGTATGCAATATCACTTTCATCTGTATAGCCATTATCATAAGCCCATTGTACCATTTGTGACAATTCAAAATGCTTTTCTGATGCTAATTGATGATTCAACAATGTCTGCTGCGCCATCCAATCTGGCATTTCTCCCCAGGTATATACAGCTGGAGACATAGATCTCCTATACCAATATAACGCTGCCGCCATACTTCTATTTTTTGGTGGTTCAGCCATTATGTAATTACTTTGCACATTCAAACTGCTAGTTACGAGATTTAACACTGTTTCTCTACTTTTTTGAGCTTTAAAGCCAGCTAATACAATTAGAAACTTATTTTTTTCAGTTAAACAATGTTCTACATGCATATAATTACACTGAACTTGGAATACAGTTTTCACAACGTCCACAGACGTAGATGTTACTCCCCACACTGCTATGACCCAGTAACTACAGCATGTCTTGTTGTTTTTGTATGCTCTGGTGAGGTCAGTAAAACTGACACCTACTGTGTCTTTAAATTTGGCAAGTAGAGCAGATCTTGTATTACTGCATTTCAAAATGTCCACTCCTATACAGTCACGCACCCCACCTCCCAGAGACTGTACGATGTCTACCTGCTCCTGAAGCGCTTCGTTAATATTGTCAACTTCATCCTGGCATAGCGATAACTCTATGCCACTGTCATTTTGTGTAAATAGTTGCTTTCTTGCCTTTTTTTCCCTCTGCGAAATTGTTATAGATTCCAATCTGGGACTGAGGCTATTGCAGGCAGTCTCTGTGGCACTTGCCTGCGGAGGACTGTTTAAGTACTTTCGTTTTAGGGTATTTAGGTCCTGCTCGTTCTGCAAGTGCTCCTGTAAGTGGAACAGTTCCAGGGAATTTCCCTGACTTTGCTGCGTATCGTCTAATAGATCTGATATGTCACTTTCAGATCTATTAAACAATGAATTATAGGTGTCCTCCAAATCCTCCAATTCGCTCTCATCATCATCCCGACATTCTGCCTCATCCACAATATACCAATCATCATTATTTGTACCTCTGTCGGTCATCTTAGTGTCGTTGGTGTCGAATGGCACACAGGGGACACACGATCCTCAGTGAGCCTAACAGCAGCTCCTCCAGACGCGTAAGAGTAGACAGGTCAGAAACGCAGGTCAGCCTTAACAGCTGATCGCACAAACCACAAGGAAGCACAATTGCATATGGATATTCAGACTCCTCCTCCTCAGCAGGTATATCCTCATAACAATTTAGATCTAGGACGCTTGGTTCTTCTTGACTCACCAAATCACCTATATTTGGCTGCTCTCCCACCATTGTTAATTATATAGAGTCTGCACAAACTATATAATGTAGAGTCTGCACAAACTGCACTTTGCTTTGAATTTGTTCCTTACTTTATGAACTCTTTCTCCAGCAGAAACAACAGCTAACTTTTCTGAAACAGTCAGTTTTTTTGTGCATGTAACACACCTTAAACCAATATTTACAAGAGGTTGATTAAGTAATTCTTCTACTTCAGATACCTCGAAAGACTCCTGATAATAAAGCATAAACTCAAGCAGACTAACATGCCTAGCACAGCACTGACAACAAGCAAACACGAAATTATCTCGCCAGATAAGATGCAAGTCAAAATAATCAAACAGCAATTTTTCAGCATTTGTAAGAAATTTCAAGCAAAAATTGCAAGGAACAACCAAATCAATAAATGGGATACGGAGAGCAGAACTCAGATCCCGAACCGAATGTACAGATGTCAGGTCCATCTGTCCCAAGAGAAATTCCCACCAGAGTTTTATAAGGAAAAAGCTGGCAACGACCGTAAACGTTCGTGTTAGAACTAGAGAATCGCCTGATAGTTGTTAAC